ATTATGGTCACCCCCTCCGATACGTTCGACTGCATCGTAGGGAAAGTAGATTTCGCCCGAAGCTACACGGGCTTCTTGGGTACCGCCAATACGAGCAGGTATAGAGTCACTAGTGCCATCGCCCGGGCCAATAAGCGGGATACCACCCAAGGGGGCAACTGCTTCGATAGCTGCTGGGAAACTACCTTTACCTATCTCAGCGGCCTCACGGGCGGATATGATGAACCCGCCATCGTCTATATGGACTTCACCGCCCTTGTTGTAACCTCGACCGCCCGCGTATGGGATTTCTTCGAAGGAATACATCGGCTGACCCTTCTTGGGTCTCGGATTAAACATCGACTTTACAATCGGCGTACCCGGTTTGGTTTGCGTACCCGGCTGAGCTACCTGACCTTGCGCGTTGTAGATTTCCTGCACATCGACCGGGAAGTAGTCACGCTCCTTAGACGACCCAAGGATGTCGCTGGTGTTTTCTGCAAAGACCGGCTTGCGCTCCTGCGCAGTGTATGGACCCTGATATGAGTTGTCGATCTGGCCCGAAGAGGTTTTCATACCTGATGGGGTAGCTGCAGCGTTTACGCCACTAAGGACACCTAGCCCTGCTATAGCAGGAGCAGCTTTGGAGACGATACCGGGTGCACCGGCAGGGATGCCAGCACGAGCAGCTTCCGCAAATTTACCGAAGAAGCCGGGAGCCTTAGTAGCAGCTTGCTGCGCTACATTACCAACGACTGGGTTTATCGGGCCACCAGCGAGTATTCCCGGTGTTCCTCCTACACCAGTTACGGTAGAGCTAAGGCCGCGAAGCCCAGACGAAGCCGCTGCAGGAGCAGTAGAAGCGGCAGAACCGGCGGCAGAACCAGCAGCGCCTGCGGTGGGAAGAGCCGTGCTAGCGGCCTGTGCAGCTTTGCCAATACCAAAAGAGCCAGCGTTAAGGCCAGCTGCCGAGCCGAGCGCAGCGCCGCCATATGCTTGGAGGCCAGCCATGAGACCTTTACCGAGACTGCCCGTGGCGATACCCGTGCCTGCACCGATGAGAGCACTTGCTGTGAGTGGATTAATCAGACCCCCAGTAAGCGGCGTGGCGATTGCACCAAGGATCGTTGGAAGCAGTTTGCCAAGCCAACCAGCTTCAGGTAGCCCGGTGCTCGGGTTGATGGTGAGCGAGCCGCCTGTGGCCATAGCCAGCCCCTGAAGGCTGTTTACCTCTGCGGGTGTCATGTGGACGAGCATGGTATCTTCGCCACGTCCCTGCGCCTGAAGCTGCTGCGCTATCGGGTTACCAAGCACGGACAGACCACCTTGCGCCGGAGGCGAGTTAGCAGTTACCGGGTTCTGCTGACCGAGCATAGGTGGGGTACCTGAAGGGGGCATCCCTGCACCAGCGGGTGTATACGGAGACTGTGCCGGTTGAAGGTTCATTGCGCTTTCCTACCTATGGCTACGCTTATAGCGGCAAATTGTTTAAAACCAAAGCTCTTACACATCACGGAATCTCCGAGGTGAACCGCACTTGCACGATGGCTGACGGTGTTGCTGGAATAGCAGGAGTGGTGCCCGGTACAGCCGTGACTGCTGGGAAGTGCTCCATGTTCACCCCCGTGTTCGATACGCGCCACATGACTTCGGTATAGTCGTTGGACGCCAGCTGGATCATGACTGGCGTTGTGGTAATCAAGTGCGACGGGTTACCCGTGCTTTTGCGCGCTGGAATAGAGAAGCGGCTATTGGTGTCAGGGATATCGACACCGTTCTTGCGTATCCAGACGTCGATGTCCTGCGCATCGTTGGTGGTGTTTTTGAACTGCAGGCTAAAGGTAACGGTATAGATGCCCTCGGTTGGGACTGTTAGGCGCGAGCCACTGCTAAGTGTGATCCCATCCAAGAAGTCCGACTGGGTGTAGGTTACGGCATAGGCAACGTCGATAGCAGCTGCGTTCTGGTCCACATTACTCTGAAACTGCCCGAACGGGAAAGACAGGTGCACGCCCGACCCGTAGAAGAAATCAGCCGTGTACTGGGACGCATTGTTGGCTGCCCGCGAGTCCAGCTGCGAGAAGTAAGTTTCCAACACGCGGATAACCTGCCGCATATATTGCGGGTCCCATTCCCCCGGAGGGCTGGGTAGCGGCGCGGCGCGGAACTTATCTAGAGCCATTAGCGCCGCCCATCCGGTCGAACATCAAGGCGCGGTGCACCCAGCTGCCACTTTACCCCAAGGGTGTTTGATCTGATCTGGAACGCCATCTGACGAGCACGGGCACGCATGAAGACCTGATCGGTGTAGCGACCTACAGAAGTCTCGATAACGCGCTGAGTATCCGCAGGGTCGGTGCTAAACGGACTGCCGGGGAAATTGCGGGGGCGTACCGTCAGAGTGACTTCTGGTGTAGCCACGGTAGACCTAGCGAAATTCACGTCAGGCAGTATGCGGCGGATCAGCATGAACTGATCGCCTTCGTCAAGATCAAAGTCGGACGACTGGATGTAGCTATCCATAGCCACCCCGTCAGCATCCACACCATCCTCATGATTATACAGATAGCCAGCACCTGTGGTCACAACGCCACCGTTGACAGTTATCGTAGTGTTTGCAGCCTGCGGGTTATGCCGCAGTGGAGTATCGAGCCAAGCCGTGCGGTCGAGATAGCCATAATACCAAATGCGTTCTAGGTAGTTGTAGATAACATAGGCGTTATTAAAGCTGCTGCCCTGCGTTGGGTAGAACCACCAGATTTCATTCCACTGCTCGTTGGTGCCGCAGATGATCTGGTCAGACTGCTCGAAGTTGATGTCATTGAACACATGGTCACGCAGGGAGCAGGGTAGTGTCTCGACACGACCGGTATAGGCATAGAATTTATCCTGCCCCATCCAGTAGACCACATTGGCCGCAGAGATCATGCAGCGTGGTGAGGCGACCGAAATATTGTCGGCATACTCCTGAAGCCCGAAGACGTCCGTTGTCCCAAGGAACTGCAGTGTGTAGAGGTTGGTGTCAGTCCAAACCAAGATTTCCTGTCGGGTCGGCAGTGCGCGCACGATGCGCGAGCCGCGCGATATACGTAGGTCCCCAGCGGTGTTGGTTTGCGTCGGGGTCCAATCCCCCGGAGTGTCTTGGTCAGCCCAGCGGATCAGCATAGGATCAAAGTCTAGCGTACTGGTTGAGCCAAACGGGACAGCGCCAAAGGCAATAAGATGCTTGTCCTGCTGTGATACCAGTAGCTGCATGACCTGTACGGGTACCGCCGTCGAGCTAAACCCCTCGCCAGTTGCATAGTCTTGTAGCGTGATCGCGTGGGTAGCAAGTGAGGTAGACGGGTCGTCCACAGTGCCGCGTGCCCACCAGTAAGGTGCGCCGTCGCGGATATTCATAACAAGGTCGTTGTCGAAGTTATCAAACCACCAGTCACGTTGGGGTAGGTTCACCCCGCCGTTGGTAGCACCCAGACCCCAAGCATTACGACCCCAAGTCCCTGTGCCCCACCCAAGACCTATGACGCTGATAGCGTTGCCCGGTTCGATCTCAGGCCGCACGGTAAAGCCCGCACCGCTAACCGACGTGGTAGAAGTAGCTGGAGTTGTAGTGGGGAAAGTGAAGCTGTTGGCACCGGTCTTGGTAATGACGCGTGCGCCGTTAAGCTCGGTGATGGGGACACCGCCAAGGGCAGAGACAAAGCCAGCGATGAGGACTGGTTCGCCAGTTACGACCCATGAAGGCAGTGCAGTAGTAGTCGTGACCGTGACGATGCTCTGTGTGTTGGTTACTGCAAATGTGTTCGACCCGGCTAGCGCAGTACCAAAGGGTGTGATGTCGTAATAGTAACCACCGTTCTCGATATACGCCTTCGAGTTGGTGCCTAGGGCAAGCAGGTTGTCGCTATAGGAAGTGATCCAGTTCCACATCTGACGGCATACGCCAGCAAAGGGAGTTGGGGTAGTCTTAGCCCAGCCGCCAATCTTCTCCGGATAACCGGAGCGGAACCTGATCTTGTCGCACTCGTACCAACCACCCTCGTTGGAGTAGTTAGTCTGGTCGCGGTTGAGACCGGGTTTGAATTGCAGCTTAAGGAAAGACATTAGGTTGCCTCCATGTTCACCGTAATAGTAGCATTTGCCGTGGCGCTGGAGCTATCAGTTACCGTGCAGCGGTAGACGCCGGACTTGGGTATACCGACGATCAAAGAAGTCGTGAATGTCGTGGCCGCAGAGGAGGGGGAGTTGATGGTGTAGCTATCCCCAGACACGTAAGTCCACGCATAGGTGTAGCCTCCGCTACCACCCGCCCCAGTACCGGTTGCAGTCGAACTCGTAAGGCTGCCATTGCCAACGCGAGTGTTGGTCATAGGAGACGCGGGAGATATACTAATCGACAGAGGCGTGCCCGCAGCCCCCAGCAATGCCATCTGGATACCACTCATTAGCTTACCCCTGCACCCGAGATGATCGCTTCGGTCGAACTGTTAAACCAGATCGTAGCCATACCCCGTGCAGCCAGCGTCCGGTTTCCGGTATTAGCCGTGCCTGCTTGGCGGAGCGTAGCCACACCTGCTGTAATGGTAATGGCCGAAGCGCTATCGTTATAGATCGAGATGGCATCGCCCGCTGCAAAGGTAGAGTTCGGGATCGTGATGCCCGCAGTAGCCGCGATGCACCGGCCAACATCTGCGACTACAGCTGTGGTGGTTGTGGTCGAGCGCGGGATATTCCGGAAGCCAATGGTCACACCGTCGATGGTAGCACCGGTCGCCACTGAGGTGACGGAACCAGAGAGGGTGAGGTTACCCGATGTGCTGACAGAACCAGAAAGGGTGAGGCCGTTTGTCGAGCCTGTGCCGCCTACACTCGTAACCGTACCAAGGTTAGTGGTATAGCCGTTGGGGTTTGTCGCGGGGTATGCACCTAGAGCAGTCAAAGCCAAAGGTGCAGTGGTAGCACCCGTGCCGCCATTGGCGATGGGTAGGGTGCCTGTCACGTTGGTCGTCAGGTTACAATAAGCAGTAGCGGTAGACCCCGTACCACCATTGGCGATGGGTAGGGCAGTGCCCGATAGAGTGACAGCGAAAGTACCCGAGGTAGTGATGCTGGCAGGCGTCACCGACAAGAATGCCGGGACCGTCATGCCGACCGAAGTCACCGTGCCGGTGTTGGCGGTGTAGCCGCTGGGGTTTGTCGCGGGATAGGCACCTAGAGCAGTCAAAGCCAAAGGTGCGGTAGTAGCCCCTGTGCCGCCATTGGCGATAGGCAGTGTACCGGTAACGTTAGTCGTCAAGCTGCAGTAGGCAGTAGCGGTGGACCCAGTGCCGCCATTGGCGATGGGAAGCGTGCCCGAAACCTGCGTGGTAAGGCTGACGCCTGACAGAGCGCCGCCAAGAGTTAACGAGCCTGAGGAAGTGACGGTGCCAGTCAGAGTGATGCCGTTGACCGTGCCGGTGCCGCCGACAGAGGTAACCGTACCGTTGCCAGTACCCGCTCCGATTGCAGTTCGGAAAGTCGCAGCGTCCAGAGTGCTTACGGTATTGTCAGCATTGATCCGAAGGAACGCAATGGCTGACGGGTTGGTCAGAGTATATAGGTTACCCCCTGCCGTGGTCGCACCGATAGCAGTCCGGAAAGTCGCGGCGTCCAGAGTGCTGACCGAGTTGTCGGCATTGATGCGAGTGAACGCTATGACTGATGGGTTAGCCAGCGTGAAAAAGTTACCGCCTACTGTAGTAGCACCGAGGTTAGTCCGCGCGCCGCCAGCAGTGTTGGAACCCGTGCCGCCCTGCAAGACAGGGAGTGCAGTGGTCAGTGTGAGCGACGAGAGATGCGTAACCGCGTCGACGACATTCGTACCGTCACCGTATACCCACATGGTTCTACCAGCGGGGACCGCTATGCCCGTGCCAGCAGCAGTCTTTACCGTGATCGTGTCGGCGCAGTCGTTCCGCACAATGTAGGGCTTCTCGATGCTGGGGACGATGAGGTCGCGGGCACCCCCAGTAGTACCAGTGCAGCGCAAGCGGAGATGGCGCGCAACCTGTGTAGCGTTGGTATTTGTAAGGGTAAGCGTGACGTTGGCACTGGCGAAAGTGACATTCTCAGAACCGACGATAGCTTCTTCAAGCGCCGTGCCAAGGTTGACGTTAGTGACGTCGCCCCATGTGGTGGTGTTCTCACCAGTGCCCATAAGCTGGATTTTGATATTACTATATGTGCTTGGCATCTTCGTTCCTTACGTCGGGATTTCCACCCAAACCACTGTATTACCGTCTACCACCTGCACCCAGTTCCCAGTCTGAGAGTCATTCACTGCCTGCCAGTTCGGTGTTTGAGCATCGTTAATGGTCGTCCATACCCCACTTTGTGTGTCATTCACGGGCTGCCAGTTTGGAGTCTGACTATCATCGACGAGACCCCAGACAAGTGGCGTGGCCACAATACCCGCTGCTTGTACACCAACAAGAGTTACTTTGGAACCACCTACGGCAGTAGCTGTACCGACCGCACCAGTAGCAGACACACCGGTCACGAACACTGTTCTTGGTAGTGATATGGACACCGTGCCTAGGGCACCGGTAGCTGAGACCCCAGTGAGCGTAGTGTTGGCGCGGCCAGAGACCGTAGCAGTGCCGATGGAGCCGGTAGCCGAGATGCCTGTGGCGGTGGTGTTTGCCTTAGCGTTGACTGTAACAGTGCCGATGGACCCTGTGGCCGACACACCGATAAGTGTGTTGCTTGAAACAGTGACGGTGCCCACGGCACCGGTTGCCGAGACGCCAGTAACGGCTACCCCTACAGTAGCGATGCTCCCGGAGAAGGGGGCAGTGGCGAAGGGGACAAACCCAAACATGTGTAAGCCCCCCTTTCTATGTCACGGTTAGCTTATAATATATTATTAGCCGCCAAGGAAGTTCGCACCCGCAGCGGCGATAGCAGCGACGGTACCGAGAACTGCAGCTAGCTTAGCCTTCTTGCCCAGCTTGGGCTTTTCTGCGTCCATAGGGAGAATCTTGCCAGCTACCCGCTCTACAGCCGCTTTCTTAATGAGTTTCTTCAGGTTCATAATACCTCCTTATAACCAAGCAGCGTATTTCTTGGTTTTCAGTTTGCGGTCGTCGAGGCCATGTGTGCCCCCGTTGATCCGCTTCGTCAGCGCGAGGATAGCGGCGTCATTGACGCCCTGATCGCAGATGCCCCAGAGTTTGTTCCGGTCGAAGAACCATAGCGCGCTCTCAAAGCAGAGTTCACCAGCCACAAGGTCTGGGTTTGTCATCACGTCGGGGCGGTTCACATAGTTGGCGAAGGCTTGGTAGTTGTCATGTCCGGTGAGTTGAAGGGCACCCCTGCCTCGGAATTTCCACCCGTCGCCGCTGCTCTCAGGGCCATTGCCCATGCGGTTGGCGTACACGCGGTTTGCGATTTTCATCGGCTGGCGTGCGTAGGCATTGGCCAGAGCGTCAGTCGGGAAATACTTGCGGAAGATGCCGCGCAGCCCCTTGGCGCTGTAGTTCAGGTTCTCGCTGAACGCCTTGAAGTTGCCCGACTCATGCGCCGTTTGAGCAAAGAAATGCGCAGCCCGATTAGGTGATAACTTATAGAAAGCCGAAGCCGCCTTAAGTGTTCCCGGACCGAACGCGCCATCTGCGGTTACTCCAATCTTTTGCTGTAGGTTTACGAGGCTCATTTGCCAGCACTCCGCCAATCAGGGAAATCATTTTCGTCGACTACGCCGTCGCCGTTGGCGTCATAGCGCAGGTCGTTGCGGTACTTCTCCCACGGCTCCATCTCGTCGTCATCGTCGTCTTCGTCCGACGTGTCGATAAACACGGTACCCTGTGGGTCGTCGTAGGTCTTCAACTTCATATCGGGCGTCAAATCAAGCGGCGGAGGATCACGCTCCGGCTCAGGTGCGGCGGGTTCCGGTTCAGGCTCTGCCTTGTCACGCGCATTGGCGTTAAGGCTCAGGCCACCTAAAAGGCCGACGAAGGCACCGATGATCGTCTGGAACGCGGGGTTGACCATGTCGAGGATGGCGGCGCTTTCGACGACGTCGTTCGGCAAGAAAAGTCCTGCGACAAGAGCCAGCACCACTACAAGGATGACAGCAGACAGCGTTACAATGGCCACGCGGACCACGAACTCGACGGTGTCATTGACGCCCTCTTGCTTGCTTTCAAAGCCACTAAGAAAACTCATTGCTTATCCTCTTCCTCTTCCTTCGGTGCGGGCTTGCCATTCA